ACGCACGGCTCCAGTGAGAATAGTCTTACTCACATATCCGGTAAGGATATATGACTAAAATAGGTGAAAGGTAGACTCTTTCAGCCCGTCAAAGGGTAATCCGGCAAAACGAAGTATGCAGCGGCAACGCTGTACCACTTGACCACACTCGGCAACGAGTAGGGTAACTTCAATGAGTACCGTCTCATTTATCAAAACGGACCTTTTGTTTTAACGGATAAATTTTCTCAAAAAGCATCCACCCCCCCTTTTATATGTGTTTTAACATTAGTGTCAGTAGACCTTATGTAGGTCTTATCATTCATTCATGTGATTCTTTCACAGTCATACTACATTAGCATACTCAAGCACACCAAAAGAGAATAAAAATAAAAATACATCACATCAATTCAGTAACGACCCCACGTTGCTGTCTTATTAGGGGGCGACTTCTTGTATACCGTATCAAGAAGTATGTATGGCTACGGAACCCAGAGAATACTGTTTATCAACGACTCTGTAAAAAATGTAGAACTAATAATGGTAATCAACCATTTCCAGACGGAAGAATATACGCGCAGCGCGTGCCGATTTCTTCATAACTGGGTAATCAAACGGCCTCCCCAAAGAGTAGTACTTGAGGGGACTGCATAGGCAAACCAACAACGAAGTTTGTCACACTTCGTAGCAACAGTGACATTACCGGGGTGCGAGGACTCCCAGAAGATGAGTGTTAGGCATGATTTTCGTCTATTCCAGTATCTTATCGAGTCTGTGCACCGAAACAAAGCCAACCTGCGTGTTGAAGGAACTTGAGTAGCTTGCTACAGTTTAATCAACCAAAAGCCTTCGGGTGTAGTAGAGCGCAAGGTTGCCCCGTCTCCAGACCTCCCTTTTTCCAGGGTGGTTTGTTGATGGGTGTTTCGTATTCCTGGGTTTATTTACCATGAATCAAAACACCATCAACAGATCACGTGCCGTCACAGCGACGAGACCGCCAGCAGGCGAAGCGCTGCCCTTGAGCAGTGAGATTTTGACAGGGACTTCTGTCGATGCACGTCTAGGACTAGCTGACGTGCCCCCTTCGGTCCGAAAGGACCCGACCCAGCCCGAGTATTTGTACGTAGACGTTGACCCAAGTAAGTATGTTCCAGATAACGTGCTAAGCTTTGAAGTCAACACCGACGAAACGCGAAAACACTTAACCAAGCAAGTACTCAGTCAAATAAGACCCCCAGGTAGTGAAAATTTCTTCGCAGTGATGCATACGTTGTATCAAGAACTTATAACAACGAATGAATTGGATTTGACGCGCAGTGTTCGAGATGGACATCTCGTATCACTAGATGCGCTGCGAGGACTAGTGGAATATTCAATTGACGCCCAGCCTGACGGTATTTTAGGCAATGCAATGACAGAGGCTCAAAAGACGATTCCAACCAAGCCCCTTCTCATGGTTATGGGAAATATGATGAAGTTGGTAAGTGATAAAGTGCCAGAAGATCTTAGTGACATAATTGGCACACAACTTTTCTTTTCCTACACCATGACTCAAGATTTCACCAAACACGCTCTGAGTGGTGTTGCGATATTTGATGATTTCGTTAGTTTTATTCAGAAAGTGACGAGAAAGCCCCAGTTTGCGCAAATGTGTACTGATATAAATTTGCGAAATGAACTTTTAGCGATTTTTTCTTGTTTCGATTTGAGTATGATACCAGCTGTCCCACCTAGTGTTCCCACTTCTATCTTACATGAGTACTTTATCGTAAGAGAGACCATGCCCGGATTCGGGGGCAGATGTACCATACGTCACAGAGGAACCGCTTACGGACTGGTTTTCGATTATCCCGGTTTAGCGTTCTTTGGAAGATATTGGCAGGAAGAAGGGTACAGATACCCGCCGAGCATTGAGGGGCCTGATATATCCCTTCGATTCATAGTCGATGAGCCTGTTTTACATCGCCCGAGAGCTCATTTTGAGATACCTGATTGTCCAGACCCGGACCAAGTGCGCCAAAGCCTTGAACTATTGAACCTGACATTGTATGGTTCGACTAATAGGATGGTGTACGAAAGCCCCAGTTTGGGCCGTCCACCTGGCGCTCAGTGGGTAGAGAATGAAGGCAATCCGAAGCTCGTATTCTGCCAGCAAATGAATCGATGGCAAATAGTTCTTGAACCAGGCACGAGACCAGGAGCGCAGAGAATTGAGTATCTTGAGCAAGTTAGGGATTTACCACCAGATGAAGCAGCACGTTCAGTCGAGACTGATAAACTGGAGGTTGAGCTTCGACTTGCTTCGTATTCCTACGGTTTTCCATGGTTAACGAACTTTGAATTGAATAGGCTTACCAATGACCAGCGGTATCTTGTGTATCTGCAGAGTTTGGTGGCCTTTCCATCAGCGGCGATTCACGCAGTATTGGTGCATTATTTCCTGAACATGCTAGACCCCACAGCGGCAGGATTTGTACATTTACCAGAGGCAAAAAGAGCGACATTGTTGACTCGGGCAAAAGCTTGGACTACCATTGAAAAGCTAGCCTTTGGTGTGTCATGTGCAGTGTTGGTGAACAGCGCAGATGCATACAAGGTTCGAGTTCAGAATACATTGTGGTCTTTACTTGTATATCTGGTGGTCTTAGTGTTGGGATACATTATCCGCATACTCAGTCAGCCGCAAAAAAGGAGACAAGTAGAGAAGGAGGTGCGCAAAGTAGCGAAGTGTTTGGCAGAGTACGATCTGGAAAGCCAGAATACTTCGAACGGTTTGTTTCTTCCTGATGGTATCAAGTTTCCTGATGAAGTGGAGAATGCATCAGTTCTGAGTAACTTTCTTAGTCCCGTCAATTCTGTGGAGTCAGCGGTGTCCAAAATACAGGGCGCCATGGTACTTGGACCCTTGTTCAAAGATATCTTCTCATGTGAGAATGCCAAGCGAGTACTACTGAGAGTCTTAGCCACGTTCAATTTGGCCACTACCTTGAGTTTCCATCCTAACACACCTGGGTGGGTTGCTCATAAGGGTTCAGTTTTAGCGCAATATTTGTTGACATTCGAGCCAGAGATGCGAAGTCTTTATCGAGGGTTGACCGCACATGATGCCGTTAATCAGAGCAATGGATTCTTCGAAACCCTTCAAGACCTGCATTCACATGTGGATGAGAAGACGTTGTTTCGCGAGCTTGGAGATGATTGGAGAAAGCTGATTAAATCGCTCCTTACGAAGCTCTCTTGGGCACACACCAGGAAAAGAGCGAAAGAAATTGACAACGTTTGGGAGGGTCTCCTGGACACAGTCGAAAGTTTAGAATTCGGATCCGCGATCATAGTCTTGGGTATAAAGACGACAATGGTGTTGGTAGGTATATCCGAAGGGAAGAGCTTGTCAGAGATCATGTCAGGTCTTAGCTTGGACGATTTTCGATACATAGAGCTGAATGAAAGAATAGCCCATGTTTACAAGTGCAAGAATTTGGTCCAACTGATCGTCGATATTGAGTCGTACAAGGATCATTTGAAAAGCCTGATCGCAAAGAAAGGTGTAACGGATGCGGTGCGTAAGGAAGTACATCGGCGAATATCCGAGATGACGCTGAAAGGTGCAAAGTTATCGGCTGAGGAAATGATCGGAAAGTTCAAACCACGCCCTTTTGTGTTTGGAATTTTTGGCACGACGAAGACTGGTAAAACAACCATAACGACTGAGATTTGGAAACCTATGATGAAGATTTACTCTGAAATCTACGGTGAGACAACAGGAACGTGTGGTTCAATTTCAGTTACTGACAAGTACGATTCGTGTTGCAAGGGTACTGATTTTGCGCTTACCATCAATGACATTGCCTACTTCGACACTGACGACAAGAATCAGTGTCCTGCCGCGCTTATCCAACGTTACGCCGATTCGATGGTGACATCGTTTGATAAAGCAGGAGTTGATGATAAGGGTACACACCCTAATCTCGCGAATGTGATACTCTTGTCTTCAAATGATCCACGGTTCGGTATGACGAAGAATGTCACCGAATTAGACGCAGCAATGGGTAGACTTACGTTTGTTGTCCACACGAAACCAAAAGAAGTTGACAGCAGTGGAGCGCCCGTTGGATACAAGGACCAACCAGCTGAGCCCGGAATTTGGCCAGAGTATTGCACATATGACATTTGCGAATGGGACCATTCGAGACAAAATTGGAGAATCGTTGCTAAAGATCTAACAGGTCTTCAGGCTAGAATACGCACTCTCGAAGCCTATCGCTTGCACACGCTTCATTCTCATAAACAAATGAGCAATAGAACAGATGACTACATGTGTGCATGCAATCACAACAAGAAGCAATGTCAGTGCAAAAAGCCAGCAGAATGGGAAGGCCTAGAATTCAAAGCGGTACATGACTCGAACGGATTTTTTGAACCACGCGAGAGAGAATGGTCTGAAGAGGAACTAGCAGACGAACGATGCTGTAGACCTAGGAAGAAAGAGATGATAGGAGATCACCTGATTTGGATGTATCCCGAAGGGTTTGATCACAGGATTCACAAGGCCTATAAGGAAATGAACTTTTTCGCGCCTGTGCTTTATGGGTTTGGCAATGTTATTCGCCCCTTGAGTGACCGATGGATTCAGAGAGCAGACCCGAAGCCAGGAGAGTCACGAGGCAAGATTGTTACTCCGATGTTCACCAATCCTGATGGTAAGGTGTTTTGGGGCGTGACTGCCGTTTGCGGAATGTCTCTTGGCGTGTTGCTCGCAGCAACGTATCAGGCACGCAAACCTCTTTCGAAGTGGGTGACAACGAATGTTAGCAACATGCTGACTGCCCAAGCTCCTATTTCAGTCGACGAGAGGAAAGAGATCATGGCGGTTGAGAAGCCTTGGAAGATAGTACCTCCAGCAAAGATGTCGCTCGGAAAGCATAGTTTTGGTACCCCGTTGAACGCCCTGAGAGACAAGTTGGCGAGTAACATGGTTACCATTTACGATCTCAAGACGAAGTGCACAGCATTTGCGCTCCGAGTTTCTAAAGGAAGGATTCTCTTACCATCGCATTATTGGACAGTGTACGGTGAGAGTGCAGATTGTGTCTTCACG